ATTAGCATTATCACGATTAGTTTCTACCATAATTTTCCCAACACAATCCATTAATTCTGTTCTTGCCTCTCTTTCTCTTGTTCTTTTTGCTCTATATAATATATATGCTTTTGCTGTTTTAGCATGCCCTCTTTCTATTAATTCTTTTTCCACTAAGTCTTGAACTTCTTCGACGGTGATTCTATCATACATTTTCTTTATTGCTTCATCGGCAATGTGTTCAGTAATACTTTTATCTACTCCTCCAACGGCTCTTACTGCTTTCCAAATGGCATCTACAATTTTTTCTCTATTAAAATCTTGTTCTCTGCCATCTCTTTTGATGATTTTCATTTACATCTCTCCTTCATAGTTGTTTTTAGGGCGTTTTCTACTATTGCGATCGCCGTTAATTAATTCATTTTCTATTTCTGCAGTATATAAGTTGTGTTTTAACTGTTTATTCTGTTCGTATAATTGTTTAAGCTTTTTTTTCAGCTCTGAACATCTTGGACACTCCTGAGACAACTTCCTAACCTCCTTATTCTTCGGAATCTACTCTTTCGCTTACTACTTCTAAACCTCCATTAGGTTTAAAATTTGTTATTAACCTAACAGGCTTTTTATCTTTTGAGTTTTTATAAACTTTTGGGTAAAACATATCGTCTCGCCTTATTCCAGTAACAATTATCTTATTACCTTTTTGAAACCATGATTTTTCCAATATTTTTTTCTTGCCTTCTACATCAGGATCAGGAGCAGAAACTTGCTTATCATAATAAGCAAACTGGTCTCGGAAAAACTTAACATATACTACTCCTGTTGTTGTTAATAATGTGACTGTATGTCTAATTTTATCTCTTTCTAGTACAGTTCCCGCAATACGGAATAGCTTATATATTTCTATTTTCTTTTCTTCCTTATAAAAGACATGATCTACCACTGGTTTACTTGGTAATTGGAAAAAATCACTTATATCATACGCTTCAAAGTCAACTTTTTCTAGTTCATGCTCGTGATAGTAAAAACTTAGTGCTTCCATTTCCCAGGCAGATACATCTCCTTGTGCATATTTCTCCCATTCTTCTTGAAAAATAGTGTTATTTAAGGATTCTAATATCTGATCATGGTTTTCTTTGAAATATTTTCTCACTTCATTCATATAAGAGTTATAAATTTTCTCCCATTTAGTCTTTTCAATGGCAACTTTATTATTTTTTGGCACTAATTGAACTTCAAATTCTCTCGTTTCGTAGTAATCTTGCATTTTTTTGTCAAGTATATAGTAATCTTCTTCCTTATTTTTTCTTAATTGCCTTGTAAAATAGAAAATTTCTTCATGATCAGCAAATTTTTCAGGCAATAACCCGTATTTAGACAGCATATTAAAATTTTGTAAGGTAATTCTCTTCTTTTTTCCGCATATTCTATCTATATAATCAGCCAATATCTCTTTTCTGTCTTTATTTTCTATGGCATCGAAGGCTCCTCCTTTAATTAACTGAATTGCTTGGGTTTTATTTGTCTTTACTTTGTTTAAAAAGTCTACTAATCCATCGTAAGGACGATTATTAATAATAGTTAAAGCCATATCATCTCCTATTCGATTAATTGCCTTTAACCCAAAGAGAATTTTATTATTTTTATCGTCAGGAGTAAAGCTAAATTGAGCTTTATTAATATCAGGCAACCCAATTTTGACTCCTCTTCCCTGTAAAAACCCAATAGACGATGCAATTTTTCCATAATCAGTAGTTTGAGCTTTTTCATCATCACTTGAGCCCGAATTAACTGTCAAACAGGCAGTGTTCCAATAAATAATAGGATAATAGTAACATAAATTTAACTGTTGTAACGCAATAAGTGAATAAGGCATACTGTGATTGCGGCTAAAGCTGTATCCAAGCTGTCTTTTAATTTGTACATTCCAAATATACTTCAATAAATTTTCTGATGTGCCATTTTCTATCCCTTTTTCAAAAAATTTCTCTCGAACTTCTTTCATAGTTTTTTCATCTTTTTTCCCAATAGCTTTTCTTAGCTTATTGGCTTCAACTAAGTCAAATCCCGCAATATTTTCATCTAAAACAAGCTGCATCACTATTTCTTGAGTATCGGCAATCCCGTAAACCTTTGATAAATGCTTATATAGTATTTTTTGCTCTTCTTGAGAAATGCCAGCTTGCCGCATTTCTTCGTGCCATTTATCTATGTTATTTTTGTTGTCAACATATTCTTCAATGGGAGTTTTACTGTCTCTTTTTTCTCCAGCTAGTCTCATTAAACAGTTAGCTGCACTTAATTCTTCTAATGATTGCGGCTTCACGGCTTTAGCTGCCTGTGAGCCTATTTCTGTATCAAATTGAAACAGATCAATAACATCATTACTTCCCAACATTTGCCACATTTCTTTTGTTGTATAGTCTAATTTGTCAGGATGAATTGAGTTTTTGTATGTTTCTATTAAAGTTGGTTTTTGTTCAATATAGCCATTGTTTATTAAGTGGTTTAAAGTAATTCTAATTTTATCAAGTGCTTTTATAGTTAATAAATCAAATTTTACTCCTCCCATATAATCCGAATCTTTCATATCAAACTGGGTTGTAGGCTCTCCTTTTGGAGATAGCATTACTGCATTATGATTTAAAAAGTGATCCTTGTAAATATAAATTCCAGCTGCATGGCTACTACGTTTATTTACTAGCCCCTCTATTTTTAACATTGTTTCTTTTAATTGGGGGTGTTTTTCCACTTCTTTTCTAAAGGCAGGAATAGGTCTTCTGCTTTTTTCTTCGTTCCCTTTTAAACAGTCTTCAATACTCCAATTAAAACCTCTGTCAACAGGAACTAGAGAAGAAAGATATAGCCCAGTGTCAACACTAATTCCTAGTCCTCTACAACTGCTCAGTATAGCACTTCGTGTGCTTTCAGTGCCAAAAGTTGCAATTCGCAATACTTTATCTTCTCCAAAAAAGTCTTTAATCCCCTGTTCAATTAAATATCTTTTTGTCTCTTCGGTATCAATGTCTATATCAGGAAGTTCTGGTCTTTCCGCTGTAAGATGTCGCCAATGTGGCAAGTTCCATTGAATTGGATTTATTTGAGTAATATCTAGCAAATAACAAATAAAGAAACCAGTAACAGACCCTCTTCCAGGTCCAACTAAGCTATCTCCTTCATTCCAAAGGAGATCAACAATTTTCTTTGCAGTGTTGTAATAAGTGCTTACTTGTATTTCTATATTTTCACTAGTCTTCCATAGCTCTTCCAATTCTGTATTAATTCTTTCTCTTTCTATTGTATAACTTGCAGCGTTTTCTCCGTATTTTTCGAGTATTGCTTCTTCTATTTGAAAAAGTAAAAACTGATCTTGCTCATATCCAGAATAAGCATATTTTTTAATATATTCTAATTCATTGTAATATTCTTTAAAAATATGTTTTAAAGAAAAATTAAAAGGTTTTACTTCAGTTAAAGATACATTTTCTTCTAAATCATATTCTTCAGCTACATCATATATTCTCATTGTATTTTCTATTGCTTCTTCTATATCGTCTGGATGTAACCAACTTTGCTTTAAAATTGGTGGAATTTCATCAATGTTCATCATATATGCACTGCTATAGAACTCATCAACCTCTCTATCTCCCTGTTTAGACTGAAGATAGTTGCGATGAATTGGTCTATCTTCTTTGTCAATGTAGTGAGAGTCAGTTGTAACAATAAAAGGAACGTCATATTCTCTTGCAATTTGAACTGCATAATAATTATAAATTTTCTGATCCTGCATTTCTACAGAAGGTTGTAATTCAATATAGAAATTATCTTTTCCAAAAGTACATTGGCACCATTTAATAAAACGATGTATGGCATCTTTGTATCGTTTTCTTTGTTCGCTTTCTTCAGGCTCACTGTACATTTTTAATACTAAATCCGCAAATACACTTCCTAAACAAGCAGTAGAGCCTACAATATCTCCTTTGTATCTTGTCATGATGCTTTTAATCTGATCATAAGTTATAGGAGTTCTCATTATTCCTTTTTGCATATATCCTTGCTGCCATGCTGTTGAACTTATTTCCTTCAGCCCTTCAAACCCATTTCTATTTTTAGCCAAGAGAATGAAGTGGTAAAATTTTTGCTCTTCCTGCGGTTTTATCTCTTTTACCAAGTAAATCTCATCACCTAAAATTAGCTTAAAATCTTGTGGTATTTTCCCTTCTTTTTTCTGCTCTTGGACATGCCGAATAGCTCTCACTGATCCTGATAAAGCTTCGTGATCTGTAAGAGCTATCCCTTTGTATGATTTTCTTGCCGCACTATCAATTAAATCAGTTGTTTTAATGATAGAATCAATTAGTTTAATGTTTGAATACTCACTATGATTGTGTAAACTAGTGAAATTCATATTGCAGCTCCTTTCTATATTATTTTTTTCTTTTTTCCCACTATATATATTATACCATAAAACTTAAAATTTGTCAACCGATGTACAATTAGAACAACCAGTCTATTATAGGTTTGGTGTTAGATGGCTTATCATGATTCCAAACAAACCAGGCAAACGCAATTTTCCCTCGCGCTTTATCTTTTTCGTCCATTCCTTCCCTGTGCATAGTTAGTCTTTTACTAAAGACATAAACTTTTTCAAGAGGGGAAGTGGTTAAAAACTCGTGTCTTGCTTGGCTCTCCAAAAAAGCAAGTCGCAGCAACAACGCAACTTTTTTATCAGCAAGAGTTAAAAAATGTTGTGTCATACTAAGCAATTTTTTTGTGTTTAAGTATGGAGGGTTAGTAATTAAATTATTAGCCTGTATTCCTTTTAAGCTCATGCAATTAATTCCTTTTTCTCCATATACGTCTTCGTCTTCTCTTATATCGCTACTATATACTGTATATCCTAATTGTTCAAGTGTTTTCGAGATTCTTCCATTGCCGCTACATGGCTCTAAAATAGTTCCTTCAAAGTTTTCTTGTTCAAGCAATTTGTCTATGGCATATTGAGGAGTTATAAAGTAATCAATGCCATCATAAAAATCATAATTACGAGTACCTGTAGTTGTATCTCCTATTTGAAACACCCCCATTTTTATTAAAAAGCCCAATCATTCAAGATTTCTTCCGTAACAACAAAATCTTTAACAACAATTTGATAAGCAACGTTTCTATTCCAATAATTTAATTTTGCTCTTCCAACAATTTGTAGTTTTTTTGTTGTGTTTTCTTGTGGTTTTATTTTTTCTATTGTATCATCTGAAGCTTTAAAAAACATATAGTCTATGCCGTTGTGAGAAATTTTTATAGTATCTTCATTTCTTCCCATTATTCTTATATTTTCCTCATTACAAGGCACTTCCTTAATCAATATTAATGGCTCTGGCAATCCTTGTCCCCATAAAAACTTTAATTTATCAATAGTAATAATCAATGAATAGGGTATGTCTTCCGCATTTTCTACGAAATCTACATCATAAATTTCTTCAAAAACATCTTTCCCAATTTTTTCATTGCTGTAATCTACAAAATCTTCTAGTGTATTTATAGGTAAAGCCGCACCAAAAGCACCATCATGCCCTTCTACAAAATTAAACATTTCAGTATCTTTTAAGAAATCTCTAAAGCTTGTCATTCCACTATTACCATAGTCCCTGCCGCTACCGCTGTATTCTTCTTCTTTTTCATCTTTAATAAGTAATAAGCAAGGTCTTTTGTATTTATTGGCAATTTGATTAGCACATAGTCCCACAAATTCTCTGTCTAACATTCCTGTTATATCAACCGTTAAGATTGCATTATCTGCTAGTCCTTCTTCTTCAATGATTTCATCTACTCTTTGTTTTACAGGCTCAATCATTTTATTTTGTCTGTTTCTTGCATTATTGCATAGTCTAAAGATTTGTTCCGTTAGCATTTCTGTTTCTCCTTCTTTTGCTCCTCTCTTGGTGCTAGGCACTGGCTTATCATTTTCTGTGAAGCCTCTAAAAAGTAGTATTTTTTCTTCTTCAGTTCCAACTCTTGTCATAGCATTTATTAATGGAGCAATATAAAAAGCAATGCCAATCGGAGTTATTTCTTTTCCTATTGAGTATGACTGTTTTTCTACCATTCTTTTAAAAAGTGGGCTTCTAATTTGTTTTAACCCAGTTTGAACATAATAATTAGTTTCTAAGCTTCTTAAATCCATCATATCTGCAATTAAACCTAGCGCAACTAAATCTAAATAATTGTCAGCTTTATTAACTCCTATCTTACTGTCTAAGACTTTGCAGAATTTATATGCTACACCAGCCCCAGATAATTCTTTATTAGCATACATAGAAGATAATTTATTGTTTATTACAGTAGCATTATCACTATATTCTCCTTCGTGATGGTCAATTACAAGAACATCAATCCCTCTGTCTTTTAATTCCTTATGAGCTTGATATTGATTTGTTCCAGCATCAGGAATTATGACTAATTTTGCATCGTTTGGAACATCTGCCGGCACAACTCCCCTTTTCCTTCCTTCGTAAACGTTGTATTGTAAATTAATATCAAAATTATCTTGTAAATATAGTGTTAAAATACTTGCAGAAGTGTATCCATCAACATCTGGATCTATCTGCAGAAAAATTTTGTTATTTTTTCTAATATGGCTTAACAAAAGTTCTGCGCCTTCTTCTATATTATCTAATAGAAAAGGAGAGCAAACATAATCATCTGTTATTCTTAAAAGTGGTTTATAATTTTCTACTCCTCTGTTTTTAAAAATGACATCTACAGCTAAATCATAGTTTTCTGCTAGATCAGGGTTAATGACACGATATTGCATTATACTATTTACCTCCTTTATCGTATAGCAGTTGTGACTTCAATTTTCTGCCTTAATAACGATTCCATTGTTTCTTTTCCTCTATCGCAAGGAGCCTCACCTTTTTTTATTAATTCATCGTTTTTATCAAAAAGTAAATACACTCTAGCATAAGGGGCAAACCTTCTTCCAACTTCTTGCATTTTTTTAAGAGATGCTATTTTTTCATCTCGATTCTCCCATTCTTTGTCAAATGCAATTATAATTTCTTCGATCTTAAGATCTAATACCATTTCTCTTTGATAGTTGCTGATATTGCTGCCTAAAACCGCAACACTTATATTGTTATTAGGATAAAAACTTTCACATTTTAAAACACTTTTTTCTCCTTCAAAAAGAATAATCTTATTGTTTTTTAATATGTTCCTATGGTTAAAGTTTAATCCATATAAGTTAAAACTTACAGGGTAGGAACACAATTCTCTTTGAATCGTTACAGGCGCATATTTTCTATAAGTTACTTCTATAGGATCAAGAGCCCTTCCTCGAATTCCAATGAGCCTACCTTCTTTATCATAATGAGGTATTATAATCTTATTCTCTATTGGGCAGTATTTAATTCCATATTTTCTCATCGTTTGAATTGAAATTCCTTCTTTTATCCACCCTATATAATACATAGATAAAAATTTCTCTAAATATGTTTCTTGATAGACCGGAAGCCGTATTTGTTCCATTTTCTTTCTATAGTATTGTTTAATAAAATCCCAATCATTAATACATAATTCCCTATCTATATCTCCTTCTACATGCTTATAATTTTTAACATAATCAATAGCATCAAGAAAAGATAGAACATTTCCTTCTTGTAGTTTAGCTCTTTTTACTAGTTCATAAATATCAAAACTCTCTCCGCAATCTGTATAACAAGTAAAAAGTTTAGTGTTATCATAATAATATAACTTAAATTTTCCCATTCCAGGCGGATTATGACAAACTGTTTCAAATATAAGATTGTTATGATTATCATAAGTAGGAGCAGCAGCTCCTAATCCTTTAACAATATCAGTAATATCTTGCTCTGTTAATGAGTTTTTTAAAATATCTTTATCTGTCATAAGGGAGCTCTGCCCTCCCTTTTAAAAGTTATTTTTCTTGATAATATTTCTCCATTGCTCTCCCCCATTGATCAGCTATAGCCGCAGCCATGCCCGGAAAAGTCTTGCTTCTTCTTTTGGATCTGTCTTTCGCAGGCATTTCTGCATACCATTTTGGCATTGTTCTGCCACTTGCATAAGTAATTTTTTCTCCTTCGTCTACTATATTAGTTGGAACCAATTTTGGCAAATTTATCAGCCACCATCCTGTTTTTTTGCTGTAAGGATCGCCAAAATGATATGGGTGAACATATTGGTCTGGCTTTCTATAACGAGTAGACATTATTCCTACGGGATTTTCTACTGCTATAAGGTTAATACCACTGTTTATAAACATCATAAAAAATTCAACAGCTTCTTCTCTCCTTTCTTCTCTATCAGGAAAGCGGTCTTTATATTTAGGCAAAAACCATTTGTTTCCTGCTACTGCTAAATAAGTACAAGGCGGATGTGCTATAAGCATTGCCCAATTTTCATTGAATAAAACTTTTTTTACATCATCTTGTATGTGATATTGAGGCAAATTACCACTTGATGGCTCTAAATCACATGAAAATGCCTCATATCCTCTTTTTCTAAATTCTTCTGTAACAATTTGGCTCTCTTCACAGGCGACTAATATCTTCAAGAACAAACACCACCTTTTCTCGCTCAGCAAAATACTACCCATATGCTGTTGAGCTGATTTTTATTCTTACCTTGTCCTTTGTTTCCTCCTATTCTTCTTCACTGTCTTCAACATTAACACTTGTTTCAACAGCAGGTACCAATCGATACTTATTGTCGGTTACAAATAGGTTGTGTAGCCTACAAGTGCCTAAATCAATGTAAGAAAACACTTTAACTCCCTTCATTTTTCCTCTTCTGACTTTATAGACGTGAAAAACTAAATTTGGTTCAAATAAAAAATTTTCTTCAACAATAGACTGCACTAGATCTAATTCATCGTTTCCAGGTTCTAACGCAATCATACCTACATCAAGTTTATCTCCTAAGCTTTTAGCACCTCTTAACAAGTTTTGATTAGGATTCTTTTTGGTTTCCCATTCGCTGCTAAGCTGAGTGCCTGAATACACAAAAATCCCCAATTCATTACATAAATCTTTAATTGTTGTTGAAAACATTTGTAAAATTGTATCTTCCCGCATTTTTTGCATTTGAATATCTTTCCCCATCTCACTTAACATTTTTAAAGTAGTGTGAATATAATCAAAAAAGACATATTTAACTCCATGTAAAGAGTGATATTTTTTAATTGTCTGCGCTACATCGGCAAGGCTATAATTTGGCAAATGCTCAATCCACATTTGACTATTTTCCTGTATTTTTATAGCTTCCTCTAATCTTTCCTCTTCTTTCTCATTTATTTCGTTATCTAAAATAGCTTGTTCATTAATACCAGAAATAAAAGACCACATTAAAGTTTGAATCTCTTCAATTTCAAGCTCTGACGTGATAAAAAGGGTAGGAGCCGCAACACCATTAGGAATCCACCCCTTGTGAAAACTAAAATATTTATCAGTAGATAATAAAGTGGCATCTCCAACGAATAAACGAGAATTATGAGTAACAATATAATTATTTGTTAAAAATAAACCGTCTTGATTATCAACTTTAAAACAAGTCATTTTTGTCTTACGTGTAGTTGGTCTAATATCAGCGATTGCTAAATGAGCTTTGCTCTCTTCTCTTTTGTTGTTATTAATGTACCCTTCCGCAATTTTAACTTTTCTTTTTAACCTGAATAGTTTTGGTTTATTGTTCTTTTTGCATTGTATTTCTATATAATAACATTCTCCAGCTGTGTATTTTTCTGTTCTTTTGTCTATTCCGTATATTGCTATCATTCCTAAACTTTGACACAAGGAAATTACTTGATCTCTTAACATTGGTGAAGCAGTAGTAAAACTTATTCTGCCTTTTCTTTCATTGTCAATATGACCATCAGTATCTAACAACCCTTGTAATAAGCTATATCGCTGTTCAATACTTCCTTCAAGGTATTCTTGAGGAATAAATTTTTCTCCTGACTTAATATTCCAAAGATTAGGGTATGATTTTAATATATCTTCTACACGTAAATTATTATAATCATTAGTTTTAAAAGTATAGTTATAATTATAATCACTGTTCTTTTTATAGCTTACGTTTAAACTATTAGATATTGCTTCAACTAATTCTAAGTCATCACTGCTAAAAGTAAAAGCTTTATTTGTTGAATCATATCGAAATGAACCACCACCTAAGATCAATCCCATAATGTAAGGATCTATATCAAAATCTTTTTCTTCGTAATCTAAAGCTTCATTAAGTCTAACATGAAAACGATACCCTTTACCTTGCCAACTATTTTCAAAACCATTTTGTAATTTTTGAGCTCTTTCACAAATTTGTTTAGCTGATTCAACTCTATAAGCAAACTTCTCACCATCTTTACGACTATGGTATCTATATTCCCACAAGTGCTCTCCGCAGCATTCAGCTTTTCTCCCGTCAACAAAAGTAACTTCCCAAATTATTTCGTCTTCTTCTTGTGGATAAATTTGTAAAACTTTAGTAGGTTTACCATCTTGACCAAATACATAATCTCCTGGTAATATTTCTCCAACCTGTTTAAATCCTGAAGGAGTAGGAATAAGAGTGTAATTAGGTATAAGCTTTCCGACACCCGTAGGCGCTGATCTGAGATAGAATTTTTTAAGTCTTGCTCCTCTTGTAATTGTGTTTAATATATTTCCCTGTATAGGCATCCCAATTTCTGGGTTATTGGCTATGTCTATTCTTAAATCACGAGCACCTTCTCCAGCGTGCCTCCCAGTAGAGCCATGAGGAGAAACAAAATTTTCCTTGATCTTAATAACTTTTTGATCAAGTAAATCTAAAAACTCCTTTAGCTCACATTCTTCAAATCGCTGTTGCATCTTAGCTTTCTTTGCGGGATCTGTTATACTTTCGTCATAAATAAATGAAACATCGATTCCTTCTTCTTTACACTTTTTTAGCAGTGAATATTTTTTTACTTTTTCATAGAAATAATTATAATCATCAGGATTTGCAATTTCTTCTGCCTTTTGTAAGTACTCAATTCCATCATTAGCACAAAAGATTTCATACTGTGCTTCATATTCAGAAAGAAAAGAATCAATATTAACGAAATCAATAGTAACTCCCCGTTCATGCAACTTAGAAATTGCAACATAAATAATTTTATGGAATCTCTCAGGAAAATCCTCTGTTGTTAAATGATAATCTAATAATAATGATGGCTTTTTCAAAAGAGAGCCAATTATCTGTAAGATGGCTCTTTTATCTGTCATATTAATATTAGCCCCCTTATAAATTTTCTATGTCAATATCATTTTTCCTTTTATATCTATCTTTTTTGTGTGGGGGAGATATGGTAATTTCTCTTTGTCGAGTTGGCGTAGTGTTTTTACTAGCTTTTTCTACATCTTTTTTTGTTAAATAGTGTTGTTTAGCTGCATCATAATGAAAAGGAATAAAACCAACTCCTTCAATTTCATCAACATCAAACCCCAAAAGCATATAGTACTCAATAGTGTACTTCATACCTTTATAACGATAGCCGCCTCTTCTATATTTTGCTATTTGATTTAAAATTTTCCTGTTACAATTAACACCAATTTCTTGTTCTATAAAATTAATTAACTCTTCTTTGTCTTGTTCGTCTTGTCTTTTTAGCTCTGCACATTCTTTATGATAATAGCGATTTTGTATTTTTTCGTTCTCCACTATGCTCCGATCAAATTTCTCTTCGCATTTAGGACACTTTACAAAGTAATTTCTCCCTTCTTTTGTCATTTCTTTCCCCTCGCTTAAGCTAAAATAGGGGCATAATATGTTTTACTATGCCCCTTTTTAACAACAAACTACTGCGATTGTTCCATTCGAAACTTCAAAGATTCGTTGATCTCGTTTATTAATTCAGAATTTTCTCTTGGTATTTGACTTACCTTTTTTCCTTGTCCTATAATGTTTTCTACGCATCTGACTGCTTCTTCTTTACCTAATACTTCTACAGCTTTTTCAGCTAATTGGTTAAATTCTTGCATAACTTTATCATAATCGGGCTTTACAGATTCATAAGGAATGTCTTTTTCGTCTTTTAACATCCCTGTCTCTTCTCCTACTTTCCAAATAGCTTGTTGTATATCGTGTGTAAGAGCTTCATATGTAAAAGGTATATAAGCACTACTGTATTTGAATCTGCTTCCAGCCTCAAAACGGATACTTCCTCTTTGATAAAAAAGTGTTTGTTCTTCTCCTGTTTCGGGATTTTTAACAGTTCTTACATAGCCAATAATATCACAAAGTCTTTGTACAACTTTCCATGCGGTTGAAGGCAATGTTGGAACAATCTTTTGAAATTCTTTTTCATTCTCATCTTTAAAGACCTTGTCTTGAGCATGAGATATTAGAACTAGAGAATAATCATCTCTGACAATATCATTAAGAACTGTCGTTAATTCTCGTGCTATTTCAGCATATCCCGCACCATATCCTAAATCTTTTATATTTTCTATGTCGTGCTTTTGACACACAAAATCTTCTGTGCAAATATAAGCTAAATCCATTGTATCAATAATGATAGTTTCATACATTTCTTTAGCTTCATTTCTCTTTAATTGTCGAAAAACACTTCTAGCCTCATACCAAGTATTAAGTGGTTGCACTTTAACCCCAGGAAGGGCTGAATATCCTTTTTCAAATGCTAACAATAAAGATTTAGGGAACATTGAAGCTACTGTTGTTTTCCCTGATTTGGGGGCACCATATATAAATATGGAATACCCCCTTAAATCAGTTGACACCTTATGTGGTTCTATACTGAGAATATCTACCATTTAATCTCCCCCTAAAAAGGCATATCATCTTTAGGTTTGCCAGTATTACTTGTAGCTGTTTGATTTTCTTTTTTCTCCTTTTGCTCCTGTAAATATTGCTCTCTTTCTTTTGCGGCTTCCATTATTGCCTCTTCTTCATATGCCATTTCAGCAATATAAGGGGCACTACCACTTGTAGCAATTAATTCCTTCCGAGAGTTTTCATAAACTCTTTCAATGTCTTCCCCAAAATCCATTTCTTCTACTACTGTACGAGTGTAGACATTGTTTACAACAGATCCTGCCAATTTTACAGTGTCTCCTTCTTTGTAATTATTAGTTACATATTGTTGCTTTTTATCTTCATCAACATAGAATTTTAGAGAATGAACCCTACCAAAAAAATTAGGAGCTAATCCTACTATAACAAGTCTGCTTTTAGTTTCGTCATCTGGATGAGCTTCCTCTGATATTCCCTTTATAAAAGTTTCTACTTCAAAGGTGCTTTGAGGCTCTACCGCAGTTTTTTCTCTGTTGACAAAATTAGATCTAATCCTAAAACTAGAAATCAGTCTTAACTCATCGCCTCCCCGAGTAACATAAAAGGCATTTTCTTCTAGATTGCCATTAGTTATAGCAACATAATCAGCGTTCTCTTTTCCTACTGCCGCAATACTTTTATAATGATTCATAACAGATTCTAAAGATGTATAAATCTTGTTGTACTCTCCATCTTTTCTCTTTTGAAAAGCGAAAAAGTTGACAGGAACCTGATTATTCTCTCCAGCTGCTATTATTAAATTTCCACCGATATAAGGCTTCCCATCCCTACTAACCCTTGTATCTAGAGAATTGTCTACTAACATTCCCTTAATAATAACTTTGTTAACCCCTTCTTTTAATTGTGCCATGTTTCTATATCTCTCCTTTTTTTTTAAAATTTGACAGTAAAAAGGGGTAAAAAAGGCTATACGTTTAAATATAGCCTTTTATCCCTTTTGGTTTGTGGCGGTTAGAGATTACTCTGCTTCGCCAACATCAGCTTCCCACCCATCGGCAGTCAGCTTAATTCTTTTTTGCTTTTTCTCACGACCTTCTTCATCTTCATAAAGGTGCTCTTCGCTAACAATATAGCCTTCCTTTGTCAGCTTAGAAAGAGTTCCCTTTATGCTGTTAGGGTTAACACCTGCCGCTTCTGCCATTTCTCCTACTGCCATAGAAGCATTGTCCCCTAACTTCGGCAGCTCCTCTTGTAGAATTCTTAGAGTCCTTTTACCTGCTGTAGTAATAGCCATTTACAAATTCCTCCTCCTTTCTTTTGGTTTTTATTGCAACATATCTTTCGATATGTTACTTCTCTTCCTCCACTATATATATTATACCACAAACTTTTAATTTTGTCAAGAAGAATTTTAAAATAGATTGAAACAGTTAAAAAATCTTTTCCCATGTACAGTCTTCTATATTAATATCATCTCGAAAGGTGATTAAGCGTGGTTCCCGCAACCTGTCTTCATAAGCTTCCATCGCTTTTACAGCCATTGGTTTATATAGATAGTTTTCCCCATTTAGACGCAAATCTTTAGCTAATTCATCTGTTATGCCTGCGGAAACAGAACCTATATCAACAACTTTTCCATCTTTGTGTACTCCCATCTTAATAGAACCAATCCAATTATAGAAGAAACTTTTTGTAACGGCAATACTACGCCTTTCTTTTGGAGTTTCTTTTGTATTTTGTCCTGCCCATCTTTCTCCTGTATCTGGATCATACCAAAACTCCCATTTCTCTATCTCTTTACCAGTGTATTCCATATTAGGAGGTAAAAATCCAATGCAAACTACATCATATAAATCTTCTTTCTTAACTGCCATCCAGTTCCACATTGGGCGTTTATCAGGAACATACATTCCTTCTTTTTTCTTTAAAATTATACCTTCTTTCCCCTCTGAAAACATTGTTCTTAAGAAATCTTTTTTATTATTTCTTGTTATTTGTGGAAAAACAATATGCTCACTTTCTTCTACGTTTTCCCGCAATATATCTATTCTTTCTTCAGTAGTAAGATTCAAAAGACTTTGTCCATCTAGGTATAAAATATCAAAAACACAATATTTAACCCAACCTCTTTCCTTTTGCCGGGATACCGCTTTTTCAGGTAAACACCCCATAATTTCCCTTACTCCTTTCGAGGTTTTATCAGGAATAAAGATTTCTCCAACTAATACTGTATTTCGTGGTAAATAATCGAGAGACAGAAAAATGTGTGGTATGCAGCCCCCTTTTTCTGTCAATAACCCTGTTTTTTTAGAAGTTGTTCTGCTAAAACAGTAATCACCTTTTTCTGTTAGTTCCACCATGTACCAATTTCCATCTATCTTTTCTTCCGCAATATAGTTGTCATCTTTTAACAACTCCTCTTGCATATATTCTTTTCCTTTTGGAAATTTAGCTACTTTCATGGGCGGCACCATATAAGCACCTGGATAATATTTTTGAACTTTTTCTTGTGAAAATACCATGTTACTCCTCCCTTTTACAGTCTTCGATTGTATTTAGCATATCTTTAGAAATTGCAATTGTAGAAGCATGTATATTACAATTTCTT